ATGGGGTATTTCCTCTTTGCAGAAATGACAAAACCCGCTCAATGGCGGGTTCAGGTTTTGCCCAACGGGCGAATTAGAAGGTGTCAGCTCGGTACTGGAAGGACAGCGGTAGAGAGGTGCTGGTGTCGCCTTGAATTGCTCCGGCAGTCGCCATCGGCGAGCGGACGAACACGGTGAAGTCAGCCTCCGTCAGTGCCAGATTGTTTGGGAACAGCGCTGCAATCTCATCGGCGATTAGCCCTGCAGCGCCTCGGCCCACTCCTGATGCCGTCACAACGCTGACTTGGAACACTCCGCGGTAGGAGGTGTGCTTACCTTCAAGGTCCTCGCTATCCGTGTTTCCAGGCAGCAGGAAGGCTTTCAAGTAAGCGGCTCCATTGGTCGGAGGCGTGAAAGCTACGTCTTCGTAGGCAATCGGCAGCGCAGGAACTCTCGCCGACGCCCAAGCTTTCAGGCGAGCCTCAAACAGGCTCCGAATGACTCGATCACTCATGTTGATAGCTCCGAGACGGCTTTATTGAGGAAGGTTTGAGCCTCGGTGACGGAAATTTGCACCATGCCCGCAGGCGCCTGGCTTGACCAGCCTTCGTACTCGAGGCGCGGCCCGTAAGGTAGGTTATTCATCATCCAGATCGTGCCCACCTCAGTGGTGAATGTTTGCATCAGCGCCGCGCCGGCCGCCTTACTGGCGCTACCATTCGGGTCGACTCGCTCAATATTCCCGGTAATTGCCGTATCGAACGAGACCTGCCAGTTTCCCCTAAAGCGGCCACCTACGTAATCCTTCCCAGCGACCAGGTCCATACCATCCCTGATCAGCCGTCCCGGCTTCATGCGGCCATTCTTTGACAGGTTCTTGGGGTCGTTACGCATCTCAGCGTTGAGGCGTTCCACCTCTGCGTTGTACTGCGTAGCCGTAGCGTTGATCGCCCACAACTCTGGGTTCCCGACAGGGGACCGATCAACTATGGCAGACAGCAGATCAATCGAGGTTTTCTGAATGACCTCCTCGACATTCCCCTTCGCCTTCTCCACAAACGCCTTCAAGTCGAGTGAGAAACTCATTTTCGGGCCTGCACACTGAAGCCGACAGCGATGCCAGCGTAGTCCCAAGGATCGACGTGCTGAACCGTGTAGGTGTCGCCGTCGAAGGCGATCTTGTCCAGCGTCACCGGTTGTGGAGTGTCTACACCATCCAGCAGCACCGGGGAGATAAGGATCTTGACGTCGCCCTGCTTGATCAATGAGCCATCGATGTCTTGCTGTCGATAGTTCTCGCGAAAGCCTGATCCATCGAACTGCTCTGTGGTTTCAGGGCTACCGCCGATCTCTGGGTCATACTCGCCAGTAGTAATGCGAATAAGGGAAAGCTCCAGCCCCTTTCCGCCTTTTGAGCGAGGCGCCAGCATCCTCGCCGCGGAAGCCTTTGCTCGATCATAGATATCTGTCATCAGCTTCGTACCAGGTTGACCTGACTTGAGGACTCCAAAAGTCCGGCGAATTGCGCATAGGACTGCCTGGTCGCTGCCGGCTTACTGATCGATGCGCCGGCTATCGAGTATTCGGTTTCAAGTGGACCTACTTTTTCCCGACTGATGGCACCCAGGCGCTGCTCAGGGGGCGAAAGATCGTCAGCATGGATCTCGGTAGCGAGAGCCATTTGTCCGGCTTTAACTTGTGCAGGGATCTCGTCTTGAAGCAGAACCCATCCATTCCTTTTAACCTCCGCCCTTGGCCATGCCAGCGCTTGATCCCTGCTCACTGCCCGGCCTTTCCATGGCATCGAATCCATCTGCAGAGCTGCTCGACGAAGTATTGCCTCTTGCGCCCCCTCATCTGCCGGAATGACTTTCCCGAAATTCGCAGCGTAAATGACCAGTTCGGCAGCCGTGGCAAAACTATCGGCGCCCGGAACCACCAGCCCTGTTTCGATGATCAGCATGCTTGTTCACCCGCTCATGCGCCAGACGATCTACCTGCTCAGCAGCGCCGTGACGTTGTAGATCTCGAACTCGCCAATGCCGATGTAGTTACCGGTGCCGGCTCCATTGATTTTTGCGTAGAACTCAATCTGTGAGAGAGTTTTTGGCTTGATCCAGAACATCATTCGCTGAGCATCGATATCACCTGACGCCCCATTCATGATGTTTTGCTCAACGCCATCAACTTTCACGGTAAGGAATGAACTTCCACCTGTCAGGCCTCCTGCCGCCGACTCCATCGCGAAAGAGATAAGCAAGTCGTCGCCAGGAAGCCAGCCGGCGGTGATCACCTTGCGCAGGTATGGGTTACCTGTCGCAGTGGTGCCAGTAATGCGCACAAAGTTGCCTCGATACCCAGCAGGCGCTGTCGCGACCTCAGCCGACGCTGTGCCGGCCTTGGTCCAGCCATCTGGAACGCCGTCAGTGTTCGCGTCACTCAGCATGAAACAGTTGCTGCCAGCCAAACAGTAGTTAGCCGTTCCGGAGACGTTTGATCTTGGCGCCCATGCCTGAGCAGGCGCTCCGTCACGCATCCACTCAGCCTTGGCCGACTTCGCTATAACCCCGACATCAAACAGCGGATGAATACCATCAGAAGTGTTGCCGGCGGCCCAGGTCCCGGTCGCTACATCGATCACGTTGAGCCATTGATCGAATCCTGAAATCCCGTATTTCCAAACCAGCGCTTGCTGGGCGGCAAGGTATGTCGACGCCAGAGCCACATTGCCAGATACCGGAGAAGTGAAGTCCAGTACTGGCGCGATCCCTCGACTGATCAGATTCTGAATGATCGACTCCATGTTATTTCGGTGGTCCCGCACGGACACTCCAGCGCCCGCATCGTTTGCACCCTCCATAAACGTGCAAGCCTGTGTCTCTTGGGGCACATCCGAATTGATGCGAGCCAGCATCATGGCACTCGTGTTACCAGCAATTCCGCCACTGTGAATCAAGCGCACCACATCGCCCGCGGCGTAGGCCGCCTGATCGGCTACCGAGATACCGCTCACGCCGGCGTAGATGGAGTTGCCAAGGGTTGAATACCGCAACGGTACATTGTTCGGCCTGGCCGCAATCAACGCCGAGAACAAATTGCTTTGATTGCTCACAACCCCAGACTTTACGCTTTGCGCGGACAATTCTTTTCTTTGGCTGACCGATACCGAACCATCAATGCATGCTACCCGATACGTCATATCGAAGTGATATGGCCCGAGAACGAACTCACCATCGATCACGACTTGCTCGACGACGACACCTTCGAACATACGTTCAACCAAGGATCGTCCGCCAGATGCTGTAATGGTCACAACAAAGCCACCGGCGACGATGTTGGTGAGGCTTTCACCCGCAGCTATTGTCGTCATGTCAGACCTCTTTCCAGCCGAGACGCTTGTGGTCGTCCAGACAGGACGGGTGGACATGGAGCTCTTCGCCGCTCTGCTCGACCTTCACCAGGCCGGTATAGTCTGGCTCTTCGCCTTCCACGACAGGCTTGCTTTGTGATTTTGCCGCCGCAGCCTCATTGGCGAGACGCAATGCTTCTGCCGCAGCCAAATCAATTGCGTCCTGCGCGCTTTTGCTCCAATCAGCGCGCTCTTGCTCACCCAGCGCATCGAAATCCTCGGCGCTAAGACCGCTGAGTTCGATAGCCGTGGCCATCAGCACCTTCGCTGCCTTCTGTTCTTTCGTCAGTCCCGCCATGCTCTTTCTCCAGAAGCAATTCAGGGGCCGAAGCCCCTGGTTGTCGTTGTGGTTGATTTAGCCGACCAGCAAGCTGATGTGCTCATCCTTGATAGCGCGGCAGCCCCAGGCCAGACGGACGTGGTAGGCCGTTTGCAGGAACTGGCGGTAGACCGCAATTTCGAACGACAGGCCCGTCAGCGGGTCGGTGATGGTGATCACGTCGTCGGCCGAGTCACCGCCCTCAGGCATTGCCGGGGCACGGGTGGCCAGTACGATCGCCGAGCGAGCAAACGCCACGTTCGCGGTGTACGAATTGCCCAGGGTCAGGGCGTTGCCGGTCGGGATGACAATCTGCGAGCCGGGTTTGTTGAGGGTGATGGTGCCCGGGTCCGCAACACCAGCGCCAACGACGTACTTGTTGTCACCGTCAGCCGCGAAGGTCGCGATGTCGCCAGCCAGAACAGTACCGGTGCCGGTCGCCAGAGCGATATTGGTCGCGCCGACTGCGGTCGCGCCGCTAGTGACATACGCGGCGCCGGTGCCTTTGACATGACGACCTACCTGGTGAGAATGACGAATCGCCATGTTCATGATGCGGTCGGTCATACCGTTGCGCAGCATGTCGCTGGAGCCGGCCTCATTGACCTTGAACAGGCCAGACTGCTTGCCGCGCATGTTACCGATGGCGGAGTGACCCAAGACCAGCTGCAGATCGTTGGTTGGTGCGCCGTTTTGTTCCAGAATACCCAGAACGCCAGCGAAATCAGACAGGTCGGCTGCAGTGCCAAACGGGGTGGTACCGGCAGTGCCGAAAGCGCGGGAGGCATTGCGATATGCCTCAAACCAAAGATCCTTCTCGATCTCATTCACCAGAGTCCGCATCGCCTGGTAGAAGCGATCAGCCTGGATGGACGAGAAGGTGCCGGCGTTTTGCAGGCCTTTGGTCTGCTCACCATTCCAGCGAACCGGAACGTGTTTGCTCTTGGTGATGGCCACTGCCACGTTGTCGACAGCGGTATCGCCAGTATCTGGAGCGGTTACGCCAGGGATGTTGTCTGCGGCAGCTTCTGCGCTGGTGATCGGGACCAGTACGTCCTGACCGATAGCGGCCCGTGCAACGGACGAGTCGCGGGATACCGCAGGAATGAAGCCAGTCAGCTCTCGCGAGATAACATCCAGCGCTTCGTACAGGTCCGGCACCAGGCCGTTAAGGGTGTTCGCCATTTTGGCTTTCTCCACAAAAAAGCCCGCTCAGTGGCGGGCATTGATTACTTGCCGGGCAACACCCGGCGGCTTTGGTCAGTCAGTTACCAGGCCGCCATTGCGCGCGTGATCTGCCTTGGCGACAGGATCAAGCGCATCAAACGCAGCTCGGGGAAGGGTTTTCTTGTCGCCGCCCTTACCGCCATTGTTTGGAGCACCGCCGCCATTGGCGCCGGAGCCCTTGAGAATGTTGTCGCGGTACGGGTAGCGCTCGACCAGGGCTTCCAGCGCCTCGTCGAAGTCAGCCAGCTCACCTGGACGGGCGCGGCTGTAGATCTTGTTGCCATCGTCGCCATAAGCCACGACCTTGCCTTCCTCAACCTTGAAGGCCTTGCCGAAGGTGTTTTGCAGCATGTCGGGCGGAACGGCGATTTTGTCGGTGACGAACTTGGAGCGACCGAAAGCGCCACCAATCTTTTCTTGATAGAGAATATTGGTGGTGGTGTCGCGCTCCGCAGTCACAGTCTTGATCTGCTCAGCGAGCGTGGACACCTGGGCCTTGAACTTCTCCTCGGTGGCAGCGATAGCTGCTTGCTTGATCTCATCCACCTTGCCGGCCTGGACGAGCTGCCCAGCATCAAGGTTCGCGACAGTTGCCAGTGCGGCGCGGGCCTTTTCGGGGTCTTCGATGCCTTCGAATGCTTTGGCGCGAGCCTCGGCGGTTTCTTTGGCTTCTCGGTGCCCTTTGGCTTCAGCGTTCAGCGCGGTGATTTTGGATAC